TAAAAAGGAAAGGTCTTTACGTAGATGCGACCTACAAAGCTCTGCCACCTGGGGCTACCCAAGGGCATACCCCGGCGGGCCGCTTCCCGGGCGATAACCCGGAACGGGCGACGCGCTACCGACTCTGCCAGCCTGCGCACAAGGCGCGCACGGGCAGCGTCATGGCGGTGAGCATCGGCGTAGCACTCGCTAGGAGCGTGAAACGCCGCCAGGTCGGCATCAATAAAGTGGTGCGCGGCCTCCGCGCGAGCCACAATCGTAAGAACCTCACCAAGGTTGTGAATCATATTGGCTTCCTTTTAGTTGACTGTTAAAGAACGGCTGGCCTAGCGCGGGTGCGCTAGGCCAGCCTGTATTATACCACTAGAAGTTGGGATTAACCTTCTATGGTAATCCTGAGACGTCCTGTCGCAGGGTTGCGCCCCACGACGACTGTCACACCGCCGACCACCAGCTCAACATCCGTTGAGGCCGGACGCTGCACGACGGGCACCGGGTCTGGGAGCAAAGCCTCGGCTGGCATGGGCGGGAACGGACGCGCCGCCTTGGCAGCCCGCTCATGCGCAGCCTTGACAATCTCCTTGTCCTTGGGCGGTGGCTGCCGGGGGCCAACAAAGTCCCCCGGCAGGGCGCTGTAGAAACGACGCTTCGGTATGCCTGTCACGTGAACATGCCCACCCTCGGCCATTGCCTTCAGGTGGTAGTACATGCCACTTTTGGTCAGGCCCAACTCGTCAATGGCGGGGGCAAGCCCCGCCATAATCTGCTGCACGTTTTGCGACTTGCGCTGCGACGCCAGGTAGTCATGGATGGCGACCCGCGCCCTAGCTCCGCGCTCCAAGCTATCTTGGTTGGTAACTCCTTTGGCCATTTACATCCCCTCGCGCACGGGGCGCTTAAAGAGAATGCGAATCTCCGCCGCTACGCTGTGAGTAATCACAGCATGGAGCTCCCCGGTACGGAGGTCATGCACTTCGCAGAGCACCGCGAAGTACTCGTTGGCTTGCATGTGTCGTACCGCGTTGGGCACGGCATTGTTGGCGTAACGCGACCGAGTAACCTTGATGACCTTGCGGCCATGCTTGTCCTCGTAAAACGTCGTTGCGATGTGACGCCCTGTGTCTTCTGAGGGTTCCTCAAAAGATTCTCGCCCCCGTGGGGGCGATTCGGTTTTACCCATTTTAGTTGACTCCATTGTTAATGAACGATGGGGGGCCAGTTGCACCCCCCTACCCTGCGGGCACGCCATTATACCATGGACGTTAGGAAGGCAAGCATTCACGCGGGGTCGTGATGGTGCTCTTTCATCGCTTCAAACATCGTCCTAGCCCAGACCTCCTTACTGCACTCCTTACACTTGTAGAGGTTGTTTCCATCTCCCCGATGTCCCTCTGTAGTGAAAGGTTTGTCGGGTACATCCGGTGGGAGGTAGCCCGAGTAACCGGGGAGATGGACCTCCTCCCCAGGGTTTTCCATGTGGTCCAATACGAGGAGAAGATACCCCACCAAATCCCGGACATCGTCCCTGACGTCGCCGGTGTTATCACTCAGGGCCTGGAAGATGTCGTAGTGCTGGCCCTTGCTGATGTTCTCAATCCGGTCCCACTTGCGGGCCAGCATCATATAGGCGCCCACGCCACCACGCTTTTTCCATGAAGCACCGTACTCTTTGTCCTTCCGCTCTACGGTCTCCACAATAGAAGTTGCAACAGATTTAAGGCTCATGATCTACACCTTTCAAGTCGGGGTTGTAATGGGCCGGTATGTCGGCTCGGTTCTTTTCCCACCGTTCCAGAAGTTTTTGGATCAATTTCTTACCATCCTCTCGCGTACAGTTGCTGACATACTGCGTGACATTGCCGGTTTGCACCATCAGTACGAAGCCGATCCACTCATCGGCTCTATCTTCCAGATAGTCCTGCAGAAATTGCGCCAAGTCTTGCAACGAAAGCGCCACGTTCGTCATCTTCTCGTTGTCCATACAAGATTTCTCCTGTGTTAGACTCCACGCGGAACGCGCGGTCGTCATAGATTTCGCAAAACTCAACCTTCTTCATTGCTGTGGATTTCAGGCCTGTGCCTATGTGCTCTAGGGTCCAGCGCCAGATGGCTGCCTGGACCTCCTCAAGCACTTCCGGGCCAACCCGATCTGAGTCCAACCTTGCAGTAAAGACCCAGATCTCATGGCCCTCCTTGAGCCACTGGCGGACCCTATCCACCATCGTTAGAATAGGGTCGCCGAAAAGGGTGGGGTCACCCTTCCAGACCCCATCCCAGTACGCAAGCGTACCGTCAAAATCAACCGCTATTACTTTTCTCATCGTCTGCTCCTAGTAAACGAACATCCCAATCAGTCTCCCTGTACCCGGTGGTGCCATCCCCATCGTTGGGCAGCGAGTTTCCAATCGCTTTGCGGCATTGCGGCAAGTATATCACTTGCCCTTGGGTCGTCTTTTCTGCGGAGGTAGTACTCCCGCATTGGCGTTGCGACTTGAACCAGGAATTGATTGTCACACGGATCATCTTCGCAAAAGCGTGCGCAATCGTCAAGCCATGCTTGAATGCCATTTCCGTCTTCCTTTTTGTTAAAGATCGGTGTTGGCGAGACTTCTTCACTTCGGTAGGGGTCAAATCCCCATGCAGGCGGATTCTGTAGAAATCTCGCCGCCTGCGGTACTCCCAGGTACGCGTGGTAGTTATTGCTGAACTGGTGGTACTGCCCCACATTATACCCTGCGAACCAAGCGACTACCTCCTGAAGTATGCTGAAGTGAACAGCGTTCGCTCCGTACGCTCCCCAGAGAATATCGTTAGACCGACAGCACACGGTCATATCTAAATACTTGGCCGCATTGACGCGGAAGTAGACCGTCGTATTACAGGGCTTGTCTTTCCAGCTATACCTGAGGTCAGTGTGGGGCTCCCACATAGACAACACAGCCTGCCGAGTGTGCGGCTTCGTCTTCAGCTCATGCACAATATCTACGAGCTGATCAAAGCCAAAGTGCTTACGCCACCGATTTCCATAGGCGCCGTGTATACGACCATCCGGCTCAGCGTACTCTCTCATTCGTGAATTGAACTGGGCCACCCATTCAACATCACTGCGGCCCGCCATCATCCAAATAGCTTCCATCAAATGGAAGAAGGGGTTAGCGTCTCTGGTCTCATTCCACAGTATGCGTTCTTGCGGACGCAAGTAAGTAGTGATAACTGGGTCAGGCGCTACCATCACCGGACCATTACGAGAATCGTCTAAGATGCCACTAGTCTTCAGCCACCAGAATCCTTCACTAAGAGCTTCATTCACATTGCGTGCCACTATTGCGCGAATCATGTTAGTCCTTTCGTATGATCATCAACCCATGTTGTTTCGCATACTCCATCATCACCTCCATACTGGGGAAGGGCATGACGTACCAGTCCTCCGGTCGCTCCTCGGGGATGACAAGGCACTGCACGCCCCCGTGCCGCAGCGGCTTACGGATGAACAGCTTCCCTTGGATTATAACGATTCTTTGCTCGTCCGTGTCCATACTTAATCCTACAGTATTTAGAGAATTCGCACAGGCAGTTTTGGAAGTCCTGCATATGCAACTCCATGTCTATATGCGGATATACCTCGGCGTATGCCACCTTGATTTGTTTGTCAAACTCCTTAGGACTCATTGCCATAACAGAAAGTCTATCAAAATAGTAGTTCAGTCCTTTAATACTCCCCGGACCCGGACAGCACCACGTCCACCAATCCGGAGCATCACGCAACGAATGCCCCTCAGTATTCTTACAGTCTGCGATGATCTGACCTGCCATGAATGAACCAATACCGTTAAATCGCATGAGCGTCTTACAGCACTCGTCAAGAGAACCTGTCTTGACATGGCCATATCCCACATACTTATGGAATTTCTCAAGCTGCCCAACGACATACTCATCCTTACTCATTTTCAGCCCGTTGGTGCTAATCACATAGGCCCCACCCCACACCTTTTGACCTGTGGCAAACAACTTCTGCAGAGTGTGCAGCGCATTACGCTTGTCCCAGTCTTGGACATCAATACACTCCAGAGTGTCTGGCCAATTTATGAACCGCGCTACTGCTGATGCGAAGATGGTAGCCTGGTCCCCACCACGCATTTGCGCCGGATTGAGATAATGCTTCCTCACCCATTTCGTCACCTTGTCGTCTTCTCTACAGACGTTGCAAAACCGAGTGTAGTTCATAATATCATCTTGAGACCATGGCGGATCAAAGCCATCTTCCCGACGGTGCCGCATACCTTCACGCTCATCTATCCAGTATGCGAGAAGTTCAGTTTTATTCATGACGACCACCTTGTTCGTAAGCCTGCTTCCATTGAATACGTACATCCGTACGCTCACCGCCACCCCACGCTGACACAGTCCTCTTCTTCACTGTATTAACAAATCTGGGATGGTAGCCGGCGAGTCTACGCGCATTTCGCTCCTGAACCTCCGGAGTTCGCCAACTGCTACAGCCGCCCTCCGCGCCGCTACCCGCCTGATTATGGGCGTAGTGATTCATCACGAGGTTGGGGTATCCTCTCTCTAAGAGAGTCAGGGCAACGTGGAAGTCCTCCATGCACTCCATCTCGTCAAAGCAGATGTGCTCCTTCTTCAGTACCTTAGTGTTGTACCCCAGCACGCGCATGATGCGCGTATTGCGGATGTACCTATCCGTACACCGGTTCGCCCCTTCGCGGGCTGCGAAGCCGACATGCGCGTAGTCCTGCAGAAGAAGCTCGTGCATCTTACAAAACGCGGCATTCAGTTCAATGGGGCTAATGTCGCATAGCTTTGTCGGCTCGTCGTCTCGGCGTTTGTAGAACCACAAGTCGTCATCCACCATACACAGAACATCGCTATCCATGTTGTGTAGAATCCACTGCCGCGTGGGGGCGATCGTACGGATGTTCTTCGGGAGGCGCACGATGCGTACATTTTCCCAGTCGGCATACACTTGATAATCATCGTATTCGTGATCCTGCACCACCAGAGTCACATCCATATCTGCGGCCATAAGCTGGGCCAGCGTGAGTTGCCTGTGGGCACGCCCACACGTGGGAATTACAATATCCATGTTCACTGCTCCTAAATGATATAAGGGGGCCACTGGCCCCCCTATCTTAAGTGTTACGCTTCTTCTTCATCATCCTCATCTTCCTCCTCGGGATCGGCGACCTTCGCCACCTTCTTCTTGGCGCCCTTCTTCGCCACCGGCGCAGGTTCCTCTACCTTAGCCTTCTTCGTCTTAGGCTTCAACGGGGGTGCCTCATATCCTTCAATGGTAATGAATTCATGCTGCACATCGTATATCAGGTCGGCGGTTAGCCCACCCATATTGATGAAGTCCTGCACTGTCTCCGCTTCGCGGTACAGCTCAAAGCGCGCGTGCGACTTGCTGCCCTGGCGCTTAGGATTTTCATCCACCATCACCTCAATCTTGGCTGTAGGCTCCACCCCAGCCGGGCCGCGTTGCCGCGTGGCCTTGGGAACCTCAGGCTCGTCCTCCTCGGGCTCTTCCACTACTTTCGCCTTAGCCTTTTGATTGGCCTTCCCAGTGGGAGGAAGCGCAGCGGGCGCTGCGGGTCTTTTGGGAGGCTTCACAATTTCTACTACCTCCTCAATATCGTCATCAACTTCCTCCACTACCTGAGTCTTCTTCGGGAGCGCCTTGGCTGGCGCTGCTTTCTGCTTCGTTGCCATGTTAAAGATCTCCAAAAATTCGTCGGTGGGGCACGGCCCAATCAAACGATTAAGGGGCTGACCTTCCGTGCAAGGGGGGTAACTGCTCCTACCTACAAGTATAGCGCGAAATTTTCAATATGCAAGCCCTTTTAACATATTCATGAACGAACGCTGGCTAAAGTCTTTTCCATTAACCACTCGCACCACTCGCTCATCTATGGTATTTCTGGCGACTATGTAATGCACGGTCACGCTGCTCTTTTGATTACCGGGTCTTCGTACCCGCTGTATTCCCTGATCAAAATACTCCTGGTTCCACGTCACACTGGGCATCGCTACGTTGGAACAATTAAACTGGAGGTTGAGGCTCAGCGATGCCGACTGAAACTGGCCGATCAGCCATGGCAAGTTCCCATCCTTAAACTGGCGGATGTACGCCTGCGCCTTCTTATCGCTTACGCCGCTGATGCAGCCGCCTGCACCCTTCAGGTTTTGCATCATCAGCTCCCGCTCAAATTCAAACTCATAAAGAATGAACAGTGGGTCACCATTGAGATCTTCTAAGAGTTCATTCAAAGCATCAATCTTCTCCGTGTGTAAGATTGCATAGTCTTTAGTCCTCTTCCAGCTGGCTGAAAGATTCGCCGCTTTGAGGTAAAGCGCACCCGCACAAATCTGACGGCATTTACCTGACGCAACTGCTGCGTTCGCCGCAACGACAGCCTCATCTTGGATTTGTGTAATGAGCTCATCTTCCATCTCCTTGTACACGTCCATCACCTTGGGTGGCAGAGTCACATAAGTCGTCTTCGTAATCAGGGCTGGCATGTCCTCAATATCAGAGTCTTCTATGACCTCTACCAGTGGGGCGATCTTCTCCCCTATGCGCAGCTCCGCGTCCGGCTGAGGCATCCAAGTGTAGCCCCCATATCCACTAGGATAGAAGTACATGGTGCGATAGTGGGTGATGTACCGGCCCAGCGACGCCCCCTCGTCCAGGGCGTAGATTTGACCAAAGAGATCTAGGAGGCCATTGGGACGGACAGTCCCTGTAAGGATGTACCGGCGGGAGAAGATATGCAGCATCTGCTTGATAATCTTGAACCGCTTAGTGTTGGAGTTCTTAATCCTGGTGCTCTCATCTATACAGAGCATCTGGCCTTTGAACCAGTCCAGGAAACCTGACTTAACTAGCCACTCTAGATTATCATAATTGACCACATAGATGTCAGCATCATTGGGCACATTGTTCCTACCCTCGCCCTGCATGATGTGAACCTTTAGATCGCAAAACTGCTCCCAGACCAAGGGTTCCTCTGGCCACGTATCCAAGGCTGCCGTCTTGGGTGCGATGACCAACATGCGATCTAAAAACTCCTTGTTTCGCAGAATGGCATAGATGCTCAAAATTATCGCCGTCTTACCCGCACCGGGGCGCAGCAAAAACCCGGCGCACGCCTGCGAGATTCCCTTCCTAATACTGCGTTTCTGATATGGCCTCGGAGTGAATAACCTTGATTGCCTGACCCGCGGAATAACAAGTGTAGACATGATATCCTCGCTTAACTAGTTCCTGATGCCGATAAACTTGGAGTTTTCTTGGCTCGTCATTCTCACTACGCTTGAACTCTATGAAGAACGCATTGTGTCCTTTCGGGAAGAAACAACGGTCGGGCCAACCGTTATTCCCCCACAGATTCATCTTGATATGCAACAAGCCCATAGCGTCCGCATACTCGCATATCTCCTTTTCTAGCTTCTTCTCTAACCTCCAAACTTGCATGGACCACCTGCTGTCTTAGAGTAAGAACACCACTTGCAGTAGAAGCCCGGACGGGGCGCCCACATGCGATCTTTCTCTATCGTCTCAAACCTCCTTTCCCACTTGTCAATCAACATCTGTAAATCCCCTGGCTTCACAGTCAGGCGCTGTGGTTCCTCCGTTCCATCAAAGTAGTAGGTCGTCACCACCGCCTTTTTCCGAGGGTCCCACAGCTTCAGCGCACCGAGGGCGTACATCTCCCGCTGTTGCTCGTGAGTATCTTTGGGCTTACCGGACTTCCACTCTGCGATGTACGCAGTGTCGTCCTTAAACCGGGCCGCATCAAACACGAGCCTAACACGAGCGTGCTGACTCTTCCATGAACAGCAGTACCACTCTTCATCAAGCGCGAATTTGTACTCGCAGTGTCGCATTCCATTTGGGTGGAACCTATAAGCGTCTAATACTGGTATAATTGACTTATCCTTCAGCCATGTCAGGTCCGTCTTGAACCCATCCGGCGTTTTGATGTATACCTCCGCACTAGCGTGAATATCTACGCCACGCGCCGCCTTCGCATTCTGTATACTTGGCAGATTATCAACATATCTGCACTTGTACTGGAACGGACATTGGTGGTGGCACTCCCACTTTGAGAAGGAGTGCTTAATCATATCAAACCCTCGTAGCCGCCGCGATCACGGCGTCCATAAACTGGTGCAGCGCACCCTGGCGGCAAATGCCCTTGAGCGCCTGGGTCACCGGCGTCATCTGGCCGTTATCTGCTAAGAGCAAGACAGAGCCCTCCTGCGTTATCATGCAAAGCTGAGGCTGCTGCTTATCTTCACCATTGCCCTTCGGAGGCCCTTTATCAAAGACATCCTCCGCCCGCATACTCGCAGCCATGCCAGTCTGCGCATCCATTTCGTCCATATCTCGTTGCATTGCATCACTCATCATATTTCTCCAAGTCGTTCCAGTTCCAACCCCAGTATCCCTCGCTCCTAAACGGCACGTCAAAGCGTTTTCTGTCCATCGCCTTGCGCAACCGCTCCATTGCATTGGCGGCGTCCTCTTCGGGCGCACTTATATTGATCTCGTCATGCACTGCCGCGTGGAATGTGTCATCCGGGGCACGCTTCTTATTCCACGTGATAATACTCTGCTTCGTTTGATCCGCTGCACTTCCTTGGATCAGATAATTCAATAACTTATACTCAAAAGTCTGCCAGCCAACGAACTGACCATCCTTTATCTTCTCCTTCGGGGGCTCCACGTAGTACATGCGCCCACCCCATGTGCGGATAAAGCCGCCCGTGCGGCCACGGTGCTTTATATCCTTATCTAAGCCCTTAATTTCGGGCAAAATCTGGAAATATGCGTTGCGAAAGTCCTTGGCTTCGTCGTATGTGACCCCTAGAGCAGCCGATAATGCCGGATTTCCCCTACCATACATGATGCCGAACCCGATTACCTTCACAGGCTTCCGTGGCAGGCTGATTCCAAGCACAGAATTGAGTTCTTCGCTGACCATTTGATGTGGATCAAGGTCTGGGTCCTCATTCCAGCGTGCCGCCAGCGTTCCCTCAGCGAAATGCGCCATGATTCGCATCTCCTGGGCGCTGAAATCACGCTTAATCCACACATGCCCCTCCTCTGGGAGTATGAATCGTCGCATACGGGGCAACTCTGGGTATCCAGGAGGCACCGTAATCATCTCAAACTCGGTGCTTATGTTGGTGAAGTTGGGTTCCTGGCACGACATGCGCCCAGTTCGCGCCCCAGACATGTCCTTAGAGCTAGAATTGCCCCTAATCTGATTCCAATTCGGGTGTAAACGCCCATCCTCCTGCGCCAGCGCCAGCCAGGGGTGGGCAAAGGTGGTCAGGCACGTATGCAGCGCCGCCCGGTAGGACAGGAGGGCATACAATTCATGGTCTGTAATCACCTTGAGCAGGTTGGGCCTGCTCGTACTCCGCTTACCACCCGGAGTCTGGATCCACCCGTTTACCTTTCCAGCGCGGTCCAGGGCATCCGCCAGCGCATCCCCGTCAATATTGAGGTTAGGCGCGTTAAGGATCTTCCGTATATGGTCGTCAATGCGGAGAAGCGTCTTGTCATACCCACGTGTCGCTTTCTCCAGAGCTTCAACATTGAGCCGGGTTCCTCTGAGAGTTGCTTCATACAATATGGGAAACAGCAACTGCTCACGTCGGTACGCCGCCAGCATCTGGTCTCTGAGAATGTCCGGATACAGGTAGTCGTACAGCGCCCAGGTTCTATCGGTATCACCCTTTGCGTACTTTCCCACAAGATTGCCTGGCGCGCGGCAAATCCAGGCTGCCCAATCTTTGGGCTTCTTCCTGGCCTCGGCCACGTTACGAAGTATCCAGTCTTTGAGCTCGTCTTGTTCCTCAGGCGGTAAATGTAGAATCCTCTCCGCACTGGGTTTGAGACTGAACGAAGTGGCATAGGGCTCCTTCAGGAAGATCATATACCGCGTATCGTGAATACGGGTGGGTTCAAACTGGCGCGGGTCTATGCCCAACTCCTTTCGCGTAATGGACATGTCAAAGCCGACGTTGTGGAATAGAAACTCATCTCCTCTATTAAAGACTTCCTTGAGTTTGCGATACGCAGCTTCCCGCGTGCAGTTGTTTTCTGTAGGGTGCCCATAAGCATAGTACCGACTTGGCTGGTCGTCATACTTGATGGACACCCCAACACTCAGCGGGGGGTGCGTGATCACGTTGCCGTTTATGCCTTCGCTTTCAAAGTCAATCGTGATCACAATTACCTCCTAGAACTTCGCCTTCTTCTTCGCAGGTGGCGGGGCCTTCTGCTCAGGCTGCTGGTAGGTGTCAAAAGGAACAAGCGCCATGCGCTCCGCCTCTACTCGCCGTTTGCGCAATGCCAGAATAATCTCTCCATCCTCAATAGCATGGAGGGGTGTGAACTCAATCTTGAATTGGCTCTTGCGATCTGGTACAATGCCAACCTCCGTTATAATCGCATACGGAGGTAGACCTGTACTCGCCGCCAGTCCATTGACATATGAGCTCCAGTTCTTCACGCTAGTCACGGGGAGCTCTAACACAGCCAACTCAGCCTTGGCCACATCTTTCAATTCGTCCTCATGGACTACAATAAGACGACGCTTTTCCTTGCAGGCTTTCCCTCGGCCACCGTTAGGATCGCTCCCCCAGGCATGATGTTCACACTCACCACAAGTTTCCGCCTGCTTATCCGCCACCGCTTCGTGGGGCACCATATCGTCATTCGTTCCAAGGGCGAAGCAATACGGATTCGCAGGCACATCCGGGTCAAACGCATCCACGTAGTAGGTGTTGATATAAGCACTGAATAGAATCGCCACGTTAATCTTATTCCCAGGTAATGCCTGGTCCATGTAAGAAAGTATTCCCCCTCTGGTGGAGAGGCGGGTAAGCTGAGGTCGCTCCTTAGCCTGCTCATTCTTCGCCTCCTCTGCCAGTTCGGCGATGACGTCCTTAGACAGGTTCAGTTGGGATGCGTGCCGCACAGCCAGGTCTTGCCGGGGCGCAGGCTTCGCAACAGGTTGTTGACTTTTGAAACCCATGATTAGCTACTCCTACTTTCACTCAGTTTAAGTACGGGATATTTCTCAATCCCAGGGATGGCGATATTGTCGTTCCACCGCTCCTTAACGGCAGCCGCGTTAAGCCTTCTCTGAAGAAGGTCAAAGGCGTCGTTCTTCTTTATGAAGACGAACACCTTGGACCAGGTCGTTGCCGTCGGTTCGTACTCCTGTCTCAGGGTAACCTTCAGCACGCTACCACCGGCGGCGGTCAGGCCGCGTGTTTCCAGCATTTCAATCAGTTTGGTCTTGAGCTCCTTTTCCTTAGAATCCAGGGCGTCATAAACGCGCTTCATCTTGAGACGCTCCGCCTTGGCGTTATCGTACTCGTTGATCAGTGCCACTAGCTCATCAACTTGGCGCTTCATTGCATGGTCCCTCCAACCATAGACTCCAGGACGATGTCCCGCACGGTTTTGAAAACAGGGGCGTGGTCAGGCCCCACGTTAATCCAGGATTGCTCCAAGAGTAACATGGCGCTGACAAAATCTGTGGGGAGTATGGCGACAAAGTCGGGCTCGTACTCAATAGCCACGACTTGAGCGCCGCCAATAACGACGAGTTTCATTTCCACTTAACTGCTCCTTCACTAGAACGGCCCCCCAGTGGGCCTACTGCAAGTGTAGGCTACCGGGGGGTTTTTGACAAGTGCTATTTACTGTTTTCCTTTACGTATTTATCGTACTTTGCCCGAAAATCATGTTCGGGTTTTAAGTCACTAACACAAACCCAGCTTCCATCACGCTCATACAAAGCATCAATGGGAGCACTCATTTCCTGCGCCTTTTCTTGCTGCGCTTTAATGTAGTACTCGTGCGAACTAAGCTGCTTTCCCCAAAGACGAATACCCAGATATTCACTTGCTTTTGACATTACTTGACTCCAATAGCATGGTGGCTGAAATCTTGGCGAATAGCCCGATCTTTCAAGACACAACTCCGGCGGTACGCGGGCACGAGTGTGCCATTGGGCAGCTTCACTTCCAACCGGTCATACATTTCGCCATGGGCTTCGTACATGCCGTAGTGGAAGAGCTCCCCCACGTATTCCGCAGTGTCAAGGCTGTAAGCCTTTCCATCCTTGTCATAACAGACCTCTGGGATCAGTCGCTTGGGTTTGTGTTTCAACCGCATTAGTCTCATTGTTAACTCCTGAATTTTCAAAGAACGCGCCCGTTGGGTGGGCACGCCCAGTATAGCACAGACCACAAAAGAATAAAGCCCCCTAGGGATAATCCTAGGGGGCTCCGTTCCGGTCTGCCCGAGGAGCAGTGAGGGTGGGCAGCTTGCCTCGATGTTGGCTGGGGCCTATAATGGCAGTGGCGGGCCATAGTAGGGGTCAACAACGAGTACCCCTACTATAGCTCATCTTGCGGTAAATTGCAAGTAGGAGCTAACTATGATGTTGAAGTTTCAACAAATAGAAGATACGGTCAAAAAAGAAGTCGGCGGTATAGGGGTCAAGGCTTGCAGAAAGTACCTCTCCGAGAGGGGCATCACCGATGCAATCTCAGACAAATACAGCATCTTCTTTTACTCGTCCCAGTCAATCATCGGCTGGGATGATAATCGCCTGGCGATAGTCTTCCCCTACCATAATACGCGAGGGGAGCAGACTGGCTACTGGACAGCTCGTCTTGTAGACCCAAATTTAATTCCTGCATCGGGTTTCGCTGCCCTACGTCAACGCAAGCGGGGGAAGCTATACGCCCCTGCGGGCGAGACGCCTCAGCCGTACTTCACTCCCTCAGCGAATTGGCGGAACATTCCTGACGGAAGCACGATCTACTTTTGCGAGTCAGTGATCAAAGCGCTGGTCGTCGGGCACTACGGGCAGAAGTATGCCATTGGACTCAACGGCGTGTGGGGGTATTCTAGCAAGAAGAGTGATCAGCCTATCCTAGCAGGAATTCAGGCGCTGCCGTGGGAGAAGAAGCACCTGAAGGCAGTCGTGCTCTACGACTCTAACGTGGACACAAATCATGACGTTCAGGCAGCAATCTCAGAGTTTGCCTCGCGAATGTTGCGGTACTGCAAGAACACGCGCCCGCGCATGTTGCGCCTGGATGCGCCGCCCAATGGCGAGGAGCAGTGGGGTATAGACGATGCGTTCCAGGAACTGGGGCCGGAGTGGTTCCACGATTTCCTGGACGGACCAACGTATGAAATTGAAGTAGACCCAGTCCAACTGGCCGTGGCTCGTCTCAACGACGAGGTCTGCTTCGTCAGAAAGGGTTCCTTCATTGCAGAAGTGGACAATGGGAATATTCTCAGCGTTAATCAGTTTGAGAAGGGGAACTACGCGAACAGAGTGGTGTGGACCATGGGGGAACATCCTAAGCGAATTTATATCGCGAAAGAGTGGAAGGAGTCCAATGTGAGACGGACCGTGGCGGAGGTCGGGTACAGTCCAGGGGATGACATCTACTTCAAAGAGGATGGGGTAGAGAAGTTCAATATGTGGAGGGATGATGGTGTTGGCGCAGCCGAAGGGAATGTACATCCTTGGCTAGACCTCATAGAGAATAACATACCGGACCCAGAGCTCAGGCACTGGATAATCAGCTGGTTCGCATACGGGATACAAAACCCTGGGGTCAAGATCTTGTCGTGTATATTCATCTATGGCGACCCTGGAGTGGGGAAGAATCGGCTACTAGATCCATTTCGTGCCATTTATGGACGGAACTGTATTTTCATCTCCAACGATGAGCTGGAGAGCAAGTTCAACGCATCGTACGCAGCCAAGCAATTCGTCGTCGCCAACGAGCTTATGCGAACGCGGGAGTCGTCTAAGATTAATCGGATACTTAAGGTGCTGATCACCGAGCCCAAGCTTCCATTTCATGCCAAGGGCAAGGATCCTGTTGATATCTATAACCATATCAACTTCGTTGCCATATCTAATGACACGGACGCTATGCCCATTGACGAGAAGGACCGGCGTATGTGCGTCATCAAGATGGAGAACATCAAGGACCATACAGACGATCGCATCTACTGGCGGGCGTTTGATGAGTGGCTGAAGGGGGGCGGGCCGTCGGCCCTCAGATGGTACTTGGAGTCTTATGATGTGGGTGAGTTTGACCCGGCGGCATATCCTCCAGAGACGGCGTATAAGGAGGAAGTTCGCGAGGAGGGGCGGACAGCCCTGGAGCAGTTCTGCCACGAACTGCCGGGGAACCTCCCACCTGTGTATGACGACCGGTCTGTCTTCACAGCGATGGAACTGGGCATCGTCTTCTACAAGCGCCTGGAGCTTGAAATTTCTGAGTCACAGTGCAAGTCGTTGGGTCATGCGCTCAAGCGAATGGGATACAAGCAGGCCCACGGAGGGCTCCCTATCAAGGCGGGCCAGCGAAAGCTGGCCCGGTATTGGGTGATACGCGAGGTCACTAACGAGTGGGACTACACGGAGGTTCAGAATCACTTGAAGGGCTGGGACAAAAAACACCCCGCCGGGGCGGGGTGCAAGTTCTAGGGCTCGTCTCCGAGCACTGCTTGGAGAGGTTCTATGTTGCGTGGGTTCCGCATTGCGGCCCACGCCGCCCAGTGGGTCGCACTGGCTTGCCAGGCATCCCAGAGGGCCTGAGTCATGTGGGCGTCGTATCGTGCGCCAGACCGGCGCACGATGTGCCCTTTGCCGGAGGCCCACTCCTCAAAGGCTTTTCTGTTCAGGCTCATCTAGCCCTCCTGCGCGTAGGCCCGCCTGTAGAAACCACCTGGCAAGGGCCAGGTCGGCTTCGCTAAGCGGGGGAGGGAGAGACTCCCACGGCGGGGGGTCCTCCCACGCTGCGCGTGTTGCCTCAAAGATGCTCTCTAAGTTCATTTAGTCGCTCCTTTAGAACTTCTGTCGCGGCGGCTAGGCCGCAGTTGAAGAAGTACTGGCACATTTGACTCTTGGTGGAGCCAAGTGTGATCTCCGGGATATGACTCTGATTGTACCTCTTCAGGGCCTCTTCGTACAGTGTTTGGTCTGTACCCATTTTATCACCTCCATGTTAAAGAACAAGTGGCCCCGCCCTGGTGCGGGGCCACCCCCTAGCCTACACCCGGGAGTGCTCCTAGGGTAGGGGGCTAGCCCTTAGGTCCGGTGGCCTTGCCGGGTATCTTCGGCATGGGGCCGATCAAGTTGTTGAGGGCGCCCATTATGTGGATGTTCGCGCTGGTGAGGCGCTCACGCTCCGGGCTGGGGGGCGTGGTGCTTATGAGATATTCCAACTTGCTCTGAACACGCTGTAAGTCGTATACGAGCTCCTGGGGGGTGGGATAGATCATTGGTTGGGTCCTTCTGCCATGTGAAATTCCACTCTTATGTAAGTCTCATCTTGAAACAAGATGTAGATAACATCCGCCTTCACGATTACGTCGCTAACGTCCTTTAGGGTTTTACCGATTTCCTCGCAAAAGCGGGCGACAACCTCTTCCAGATGGGTCACATCTTACTCCTTTTGTTAAAGAACTTCTTGGCCCCTGGGGGCCACGGGTATTATACCAGTGTCTAGGGTTCTGAGGCATAGTGCGTAGGATCAGAATTCCAGACATTTTGGATGGAGGGGGCGAGCGATCTTCGAAAAACGCAAGGGGTGTTACTCCCCCCGTGGCCTCGGAACAACACCTGTAACAGACGTAACACACCCCCCGACAATAACCCCACGCTTTACTTATCGAGCTCCATGTGCTAGCCCCACATCCGATGTGTAACAGCCCCCGAAGTGTGCAGTATGCACGCACAGTGGGGGGTATCCCTGTTATACTACATGCATGGGTTGGCAAGGTGAGCTGGCCCAGCGGCCCGGCGCCTCCCGGGCGGTCGCCAACCAAAAGGTAAATCATGGCCACCAAAGCAAAGTCTGTCCCCGCCAAGCGCGCCCCCAAGGCGCAAGCCCCCGCGCAAATCGTGCTGCAAAGCGTCGCAGTTGCCAACGGCATCGCCGTGGCCGCTGTCGCGGTTAACCCCGCGCAAGTGTATCGCACCAAAGCGCCGCACAACCAAGCGTGGTTTTCGGCCATTGTGGCGCAAATCGGCGCCAACACAGGCGGCCCCCAGGGTGCCCACCCGGCCACGGCTGCGGTCGCGCCCATGCTGGTAACCAAGGAAAATCCGGCGGGTGTGCCCAGCCACTTTTTCGGCTACTGCCTGCGTCGCGGCTACCTGGTCAAGGCAGCGTAAGCGGGGCGCCCCGCGAGGGGCGCCAGTTGCGCCCAGCTTGCGGGCTGGGGCGCGTAGCGCCAGGCCAGCCGCACCCGACGCTCCGCAAGCGGAGCGTCCTGGTCCCTCGGCCTCCGCCGAGGGCGATACACGAATCTGAGGGGAATTGAAATGAAGATTATTATGGTCATCGCCTACGGGATTGGAGAGGGCGGATCTCTCACGAATCCGTGGGCCGCCGAGCCCGCTGGGTATTTTCAAACCATCGTTAACGGCGATGCGTCTTACGAAGATCAACGTAAGGAGGCGATCCGTGACTTTTGGGAGCACGTGGGTCGCCACGAGCCGATCCGTTGGATGGAAACGCGGGAGCCGAAATGATTAATGGACGCAACCGCCAAATCCACACGCACGAACTGCGTGAAATTCTCGGAATTGCCCACACGCCGGCCGAAGGCCTGGCACCGCGCGAGGTGAATGGGGTGAAGGTCTGGGCTGTCCCGCTCGTCCCAGGCAGCGCATTCCAGCTGCGGATGCGCTGCGAGTGTCCCACCTGCGGAAAGCAGATGGCGGCTGGACGATATGCGCAGCACGCGAAGACTCACGGGGGGTGACATGTCCTGGGGGCTGGTGTTCATTCTGGTACTGTTCTACTGGCTCCTCATGAAGGACGAGTAGGACGCGTCAGAGGGGTCCGTCCCCTCTGACGAGACTCGGGGTCTCGTCGAGGTTTTTGCGCGACGCCTCGTCGCGTTCGAGATCCTCCCACCCGCGTCGATATCTGAGTTCAGAGCTGATGGGGCGAATTCTTTACGAATCTGGTGGGGTCGAGACGAATCTGCCAGCGTCGAGACGAATTCTGACGAATTCGGGGGGAATCACCTGGCGGTTCGAGGTCTGAAGTCCTCGGAACACCATTCACCGAGCTCTGATGTCGGATCGCCCTGAAGCCTCCCTTCCTGGAGGGAGTTGCCCCGAATCTTGTACGAATCTTGTACGAATCGTGGGGGGAATCGTGGGGGGAATCGTGGGGGGAATCGTGGGGGGAATAGATATCCAATTACCATTGCATTGCCTTGTGTTGTTTGCGCCTATATGCATATTAGGTGAGTCCTCATACCTCTTATACCCTTATCTTCGATATGATATACCCTATAGTACACTTAATATATATTTCAATATAATAATATAATAATATAATAAGAATAGGTATTTATATAGGTATTTCGCCACTTACAATGATCCTCCCCCTTTACAAGGCGACCGCCTACAATGGTGTCCAGACTTATATAAGACCGAGACCCTATCTCGAAAGTGGTATATTACATGGCGCCAAAACCCGCTACTATGCACCATGCCCAGCAACCGCCCATTCCGTCGGGGACGGCCCCCAAAAGAGGACCGTGAAGTGAGCCTGACCGAGCTCGCTTCGTCCCCGACGAAGCTGCCCCAATTCCGTCGCTCCAGTGACGGCTTTAGCCGACAGGAGCTCGTCAACGCATTCAGGAACTCCTTCCAAATGATAGGAGGAGTGGACGCATTGACGATATGGGCAGCAGACAATCAGACCGAATTTTACAAGCTGTTCAGCAAGTTGTTCCCAGCTGCAACACTGAGCTTAGACGCACAGACCGCGTTAATAATCCAGCACGCAGTCCCACCGACTATGCTGGACGCGCATCCGTCCCCTCGCATTGACGAGCCTATCCAAGTGGATGGAGAGGTCGTCAATGACAACGATCACTAGCACCTACGTTCCCAGGCCCCACTTCCAAAGCTTCCACCAGAGGAATGAACGCTTTGCCATCCTCGTCATGCACAGACGAGCAGGGAAGACCGTCGCCGTCGTCAACGACCTGCTAGAGCGATGCGCATACAATACACGCCCCCATCCGCGCTATGCCTACATCGCCCCCTTGTATCGCCAAGCGAAGGAGATTGCATGGACATACGCGAAGGATTATGCCGCCCCGTACAGCCCAAAGATATCAGAGAGCTCGCTCTATATAGAACTTCCACATAACCAAGGCCGATTAACGCTCTATGGCGCCGACAACCCTGACTCATTCCGTGGCCTCTATCTAGACGGTGCAGCCCTGGACGAGTTTGGGGGAATGAAGCCGAGCATATGGAAGGAAGTCCTGCTCCCTGCCCTCCTGGACCGGCGCGGTTGGGCCGTATTTATGGGCACGCCCAACGGACCCAACCACTTCCGGGACATGTGGTACGGCCGACAAGACGACCCAGCCTGGTACACTGAGCGCCTCACTGCCTACGACACAGAGGTCATCTCCGAGGAGGACCTGGACGAGCTAAGACGGATGATGGATGAGGAGGAGTTCGCACAGGAAATGCTGTGCAGCTTCGAAGCGTCCACGCGCGGGGCCTATTATGCGAGGCAAATGGAGAGGGCGGAGACGCAAGGCAGAGTCCTAGCACTGACCCCCGATCAGACCCCCCTCCACTTCGCATTTGACTTGGGCTGGCGCGACAGCACCGCTGCCTGGGTATGGCAGCGCGCCCCAGATGGACTACGAATCCTGCGAACATTCAGCGCGAATACGCGCCCCGTCTCCTACTACATAGAATGGATTGCTGCCACAGTCTCCGAGCTCCGCGCCCCGCAGGGGAAGGTCTGGCTCCCGCAGGATGCACGGGCGAAGTCTCTCCAAACAGGCCTCTCCACCGTTGAACAATTCCTCGCCAAGGGAATACACCCCCGAATTGTCCCGAATCTAGACCTACTAGATGGAATTCAGGCCGCCAGGGAGAGGTTCCCCCTCCTCTTCTTTGATAAGCAAGGGACGTCCGAAGGACGCATGGCCCTGAAGACATACCATAAGGAGTGGGATGAGGATCGTAAGGTGTTCAAGGACACCCCCGTCCACGACTGGAGCTCCAATTACGCCGATGGATTTAGGTATATGATATTGGCCGACGCTGCGGACAATCCTGTGCTCTCAGCACCGGACGAAGTCCGGGGCATCGCCGACCCTCGCGCGCACGGCGCGAGTTACGCATTCACGCTGGAGGACCTATATGGCACGAGATCAAGCTTCCGACGAATCTAAGTACTCCTACGGATGGTGGCTCGGGAAAATCCGATCAAGGTCCAATACACTGAAGGAGAAGTTTTGGAGTCCAGGAGAGGATATACATAAGAAGTTCCTGGATAAGCGCGAGAAGACGGACTCTGACTCGCGATATAACCTCTTTTGGGTGAACACGGGCATAGTCAAGGCGGCCCTCTACGCCAAGAAGCCGAAGCCATTGGTGAAGAGGCAATGGAACCACCCCGACGATGCGCCTGGGCGCGTAGCCGCGCTGATCTACCAGCGATGTCTCGAGTATGACCTAACCACTGACAGGGATCAGCTCCACCACAATGTGATGGCGAGCGTCATAGACTACCTCGTGCCTGGGGGCGGATTCGTATGGTGCAGGTACGAACCCACCATCGTTGACGCCGAGACGGAGCCAGTGAACACGCCGGACGGGATGGAACTCGTGCCCGCGCAGAAGTACCAGCAAATCACGGACGAGCGCATAGTCGTGGACTATGTGAATTGGAAGGACTTCTAC